GTCTTCGCTTTCGGCCAGCTTCTCGCCGCCCTTCTGCTTGTGGAATCCGAGGGGTGAGATGTCCACCTCGGCCAGGGTGATGGCGGTCAGCAGCGCCTCGTTGTTCTCGCGGTTGAACATCGGCATCAGGTGCTTCGCGCCACGGAATCCGTCGTTGATGATGTTGTATTTCTGGTTGTGCGGGAGCGGCTTCCCGATGAACTGGGAATCCACGGTCCAGCCGTGTTTGTTGAACTGTTCGATGATGACAGACTTGAAGTCGTCATCAGACACGGCATAGTTCGATCCCAGGGCGGTAGCGTCGTAGTAGAACACCACCTCCTTGGTCAGGTGGGCGCGGTAATACTGGCAGAAGTCATCCACCAGTTCCCGGAGCTTCCGCTGGTACTTGACGTAGAAGGACTTCAGGATCCGGAGGACGGAACCATCCCGCTGACCGGCGACAAGCCAGTTGATATTGGCGTTATAATCGAAGGCGATGGATATCGGGGCCTTCAGGTCCAGGTCACCATCCAGCAGGCATCCGTAGTCCACGCCGGGTTCCGGAGGAACTCCCGCCTCTTCCAGGGGGCGGTTGTTGTTGGCGATGTAGGTGTGAAGGTTGTCCCGGAAGTTGGGATAGAATCCGTCCTGCAGGCGCTCGATGCGGCGTGACAGGATGGACGTCTGGAACACCAGGGGCGGGAGGTCGCGCTTCATCTGGCGGACATACTGGAGGCCCACGACGTCGATGTTCTCGAAGATGGACCATTCGCGGTACAGAACGGCGATCTTCCGGAGGCCGGACAGCTGCTTCTCGATGCGCTGCAGCTTTTCCCGTTTCTCGGGACCGTCCTTCCAGGAACGGACCTCGGCATGGAGATACAGCAACCCGAGGATGGCGTCGATCACCTCTGGATCCATCTTTTCGCGGTAGTTCAGCAGCCACCGGCCGGATTTGAGGACCGGCATATCCGAGACGAAAAGGACGGAATGGTGCCAGGGGCAGTCGGAGAAATAGCGCATGGTACCGCCGTTGGCCGGGAAGGTTTCGTCCTTCAGCTTGTCGAAGTCCAGTCCTTTCGCCTCGTCACCGACGACCCAGTCCAGGGTCAGGGAGTTGGACGACATTTTCACGTCCTGGGAGATGACGATCATCTGGGTACCGTTGTAGAAGGTGACGACGCTGTCGTAGTTCTGGACCGGTACCAGGGGCTTGGCGAATCCCAGCTTCGCCGGCGGCCGCTTCCCGATGACATAGTGGATGTTCTCGATGAATCCGGCTTCGCGGAGTCCAGACAGGGCGGCGGGAAGTGTCCGGGTGAAGGCCTGCTTGAAGGAGGACGCCACGAAGGCGCCGGTGGATCCAGGCATGAACTGGACGTTCCGCTTGATCCGGCGCGAGACGATTCCGAACGATTTCCCGAACCGGCGGGAACAGATGTCCACCTCGGTGTTCGCGGCGATGGCAAGGGCTTCCTGCTGGGCGCGGTTCAGGTATGTCACCTTCTTCTCTGTCATTGCGGCTGTTCCTGGATGTCGATGTCTTCGTCCACGTCACGGTTGTATTTGGCCAGCAGCGCGGCGGCCTTCTTCTCGATGCCGGGGATTTTCTTGATGCCGATGACCTCGGGATCCACGCTGAAGGATTCGTCCTTCGGCACGATGTCTTCAAACGGATAGTCTTCGCCGTCGGCTTCATCCAGGCGGTTTGCCTTGACGATGGTCTCGGCAATCTTGGTGAGGGCCTTTGCCTGCTTTTCGTCGCCGGCGACGGCTGCTGCAGCGGCGTTCTCCAGCAGCCGGTTGGCCCGCATCCGCTGGAATTCCTTGTCGGCTTTCGGTGCGCTGCCGAACAGGACCTTGACCACGGCGATATCGTTGTAGGCCTGGATCCGGCCTACCTGGAAAGTGGTGGTGATGTAGTCCCGCATCATGGTGTCGGTCAGCAGCGGGTTTTCCATCCACCGGGCGAAGATGGCCTTCAGCCGGTCCAGCCGGACCTGGTCGGCCGGCGGGAGTTTCATTTTCGGATTCTCGACCGCACGGTTGAAGGCGTCGATGATGTCGCGGTTCGGATTCTTGGGCATGGTTCGGTGTGTCTGAATACAAAAGTAACCATCCGAAGATGGTTACCTGGGACAGTATGAAGGGGAGCCGTTCAGATCAGGCCTTTATCCTGCAGCGCCTGCATCGTCGCCTCGGAGATGTTGCAGCCGTGATCCAGGAGGGCCTGCACCCGGGCTTTCACGCCGGCGGCCTTCTTCGCTGACGTCCGGGGCGCCTTCAGGGCCTTGGAAATGTAGGATCTGCAGGACTTCTCGTTGAAGGCCGTGTCCTGCTTCGATGTTTCGGAGGCCAGGAGGAAGGCGTTGATGGGTTTCCATCCGGCGTTGATACGGTCCTGTGTTTCCAGGATCTTGGCACGGAAGATGGCGCGGTCGTGGTCGGTTCGGGCTGCCTTCATCTTCTCGTGGTAGCCGCGGCGGACCGGATATTCCTGGACGGTCCGGTCATAGACTTCCTTCAGGTCGTCCGGAAGGTCGTCGCGTCGGGTCCGGCGTTCGTCGTATGTCCGGAAGACGACACGCGGCCGTTCCTCCTGGACGGGTTCCGGCGCCGGCGCCGGTTCAGGATCCGGAACGGCGGCCTGCAGGCGGACGATCTCCGGGATGGCGGAAGCCGGGCCGTCCTCGATGGCGACGGGGTTCAGCTTCCGGAGTTCGTACATCAGCATGTCGGTGTCCTGCTTCCATCCGAGGTAGGAAATCAGGTTCCGGTTCCTGGAATACCTACAAAACAGGGCGAATCCGGAGGTGAAGTCCGGATTCGCCTGCTTCAGGTAGTCTTGGATCTCTGGGATCATGCACCGGCTGCCGGCGTGAACTCGCCGGTCCCACAGTTCAGGGTCCCTTCGTCGGTCACGAGGTTGCCTTCGTACACGGGCAGCGGGGAGACATCCGGGCAGTCCACGGTGAAGGTCAGGCCCTTGGCGCTGCCGGCGGCATCACCGGAGGCGGAGGCCACGGAGGTGGTGCTGCGGTAGTCCTCGGAGCCGATGACGTGGTACCGGCCGGCGGCCTTGACCACATAGACGTAGTCATCGTTCACGGACGCCTTGGCGAATCCCAGGCCGATGGGCGAGAGGTCCGGGAAGGAGAACGATCCGTGGTTGATGAACATCTTGCAGTCAGTCTCGCCGGTGGTCTCGGACGAGATGTTTCCCTTGCCCTGGGTGGAGTAGATCTTCTGGAACTTCTTTCCGGAGGCCAGGGTGAAGTTTCCGACATACTTCACCAGGTCGTCCTCGCCGATCTCGTCGCTCTTGTCGGGATCGTTTTCAATGGTCGGCCACGCGGTGATGTACCGGCGGCGGATGCGGAAGACGGTCACGATCCCCGAAGGGTTGACGCTTCCGATGTTGAAGTCAAGGTTCTGGTGCTTCATGGTTCACTGGATTTTATTCCGCGGCCATGGCCTGCTTCACGGTCACGTCGATGTAGGCGCTGCGGTCGCCGTTGTACACGCGGACGGTGGCGATACGGGGATTGGCGGCGCCGGCGTCGGAGGTGTGGGCGTAGGCGGTACGGGTGAAGGTCACCTTCTTGCCGGTGCAGGAGACGGTGAGCCAGTCGGCACCCTCGGTCGTCACCTCGGCGCTGACGTTGGAGCCGTCGGAGGTCGCGTAGGTACGGTTAGAGTTGCCGGCGGTGGCGGCGAGGCCTTCGATCATGTTGTCGCCGGTGATGGTCTTCGCGGAGCCGGGCGAGGAAGCGGGCTTCGCCACTAACAGGTATTCCGGCTCGATCATCTGGAACTGGACGCCGAAGAAGAAACACATGAAGAACTGGACGACCTTCGGGTTGTCGGGTACGCGGACCAGCACCTTCTCCTTGTTGGATTCCTGATCGACACCGACCAGCATGTTTTCCTTGGTGGTCAGGTAGATGTACTGGCTGTCCTTCTGGCCGGAGAGGGCCACCAGTTCGCAGTGGTCGTCGGTACCATGCAGGTACTTACGGCCGTAGGCACTGTTGTACTGGACGGCGCCGAAGTGCGCGAGGAACCACTCGTCGTACAGGAGCTTCACGGACTTCGGGATGAACAGCTTCAGGTTGTCGGATTCCTGGAGTTCCTCGGAGGCGTTGTCATAGATCTGCTTCAGCACGTCGCCGACGTTGGAGAGGGTGATGCCGGCCACTTCGATGTAGTTGCCCTTGGCGGCGGCGATGTTGCCAGCGGTAATCTCGGTGGCTGCGATGGTGTCAAAGCCGTTGAACAGGGCGAGGGTGTTCGTTCCGTCGTCGTTGCGGACGGCCTTGAACAGGGCGGCGCCCAGCTTCTTTCCGACGGACTTGGCCATGGCCATGGTGAGGTCGCGGACGATCTCCATGTCCGTGCGCTTGGTCTTGTCGGAGGCTGCTTCACCGTACACGGTGGTGTACAGGAGGTAGGGGTCGAACTCTTCCAGGACGTCGCCCAGGAAAGTGGTGAGCTTACGGGCCTTGATCTTGGAAGTGTCCCTTTCGCCCTTCTCGGTCTTGTAAGGGCGGGCTTCGGCGCCGGATCCGACGGCACCGACGGTTTCGTCACCGGCTACGCCACGACGGAGGGTCATGTGGGCCAGCGCGGTGGCCAGGAGGGCGGCAACAGGCATCGCCAGGGCTTCCTTGCGGAACTTGGCGGAACTGTTGACAAGCAGTGCAGAAATGTCCATAGACTGAATGTGATTTAGGTGTTGAACTTACTTTCCGAGGAAGGTTTCGCAGGCCTTCAGGGCTTCGTCGAAGGTCTCGGCCGGGGTGAGGTCGGCAGCGCCTTCGGGGTTGTGCTTCACCTCGATGCCGGGGATCTTGGCCTCGGCCTCTTCGGCACGCTGAAGGGCTGCGTTCAGGGAGGACTCCAGTTCGGTGACGCGGGCGTCACGCTCGGAGATGGTGGCGTTGGCCTGCTCCAGCTGCTGGTTCAGGCCGTCGATGATGGACTGCTGGCCGGCGGCACCAGCCAGGGCCGCCTCCAGTTCTTCGAGCTGGGAGGCCTGCAGGGTGGTGGTACCGTCAGCGGCAAGCACGAGGCCGGCGAAGGACGCCAGGGCCATCAGGGTGGGGTACTTGGGCATTGTGGTAGATTGTTTGGGATTGTTCTGGTTCATGGCCGCCGCCTTCTCTTCCGCGAGATCCAGCACGGCCTGCACGGCGTCGCCGAAGGAACCGATGGCATCGATGAAGGAGCCGACGGCGTCCTTGGCGAAATAGGTCCTTCCGGAAAGCTGTTCCGGGGTGAGGTTCGGTCGGTTGGCCTTCATGTCGTTGACGAACATGTCGTTCATCGGGTTCAGGCGCTCTTCCTTCACCACCTGGAAATTCCCTTCCAGGGCGGCCTCGTATCCGGCGTTCTTCTCGGTGGCGGCATCGGCGTAGATCCGGGCGGTCACATAGCCGTCTGCGTCCTTGTGGAACTTCGGATATCCGGAGATCTCGAGGATGGTTCCGATGGAACCGACGGTGTCCATGGGCTGGTGGGCGAGGATCCGGCTGCAGTAGGAGATGGCGTACATGCAGGCGGAGCCGGCGAGTCCGTCCACCCAGGCCACCACCGGCTTGGTGCAGGCGCGGATGGCATCGGCCAGCTCGGGAACGGCATTCGCGGCGCCGCCGCCGGAATCGGCGATGATGATGTGGCCGACGATATCGGGATCACGGTCGGCGTCCAGGAGTCCCTGGCCGATGGTGCGGGTCCCGGGCGCGTCGCATTGGTCGTACTTCATCATCGTGCCGGTCAGGTAGGTCACGTACACGGACTTGTCGGCAAAATCGCCGCCTTTGCCGGAGGAAGCGGGCGCATACTCGGCGCACTTCACGCGGTAAGGGTCCGGGGCCTTGTCGAATTCGG